TTTTTGCAAATTCATATGTATCATAAGATACATGTGTTTTAGCTTCAGATAAATCTACACCCAAATTATTAATTCAAATTTTATATAATTTTGCGACTTTATCGTTTTTTATAACAATATCATCTCCTAAAATTATATAATCTTTAAAATTATAAATCCCATTCAGGTGTGCACATCAATGTACAACTAAATGGTGGGTTAGTGTAAAGGCAGCTCAAGAAGAATAAGCACCCATAGGTTGTCCGGTTTCATAAGAAACCATATGACCATCGGGTGTCTTAAAACTTCTACTAGATAGAATTCCAAATCAACCTTCAGATAATTCTTTTGAAAACATATGTTCCAAAAGTCTTCTTTGAAGTTTAATTGGAAATCTATCTGTAGCTGATGAAAGATCTAGTGATCAATATTGATTTAAATCATCGTTTCATTTATTATATGGATCTTGAGTATAAGTTCTATCTTGAGGTAGATTTTGAAGTTTATTCATAATCTTCTCATGTATAGGTTTAAGGAAAAGTTGTGTATAGTAATCTACTATTGCAACTATTCTTAATTTACATTCTGGATCATAAATAAATGATAATTTTCCAGTGATATGATTAGTATTACTATTTTTCATATCCCAGGCAAATTTGTAACTTTGATTAAAATAATTAATTCCTTCTTCGTTAGTAAGTTTATACAAATTTTGAATGGTATAATATGGTAGACTACATATAGTGTTTAATGCACTTAATGTTGTTTTTCCTATTGGACCAGCTTTGTTTGATAAATAAATTTGTTTTTTATCAAATTTTGGCAGTTCACAATTTAAATTAAACTTATTGACAAATTCTTTAATAAAACCAGAAGGAATGATTTTTTTCATTTCAGAAGGTTTTGTTATTGATTTATAATCAGGAATCAATTTTTGTTTTTCTTTATTATTTAAGACAATAGATCTTGTCAAGGAAAGAATAGTCATTAAAAACTTTTTTTCCTCTAAAGATCCATTACTTAAATTTTTAAGAAATACAAACACTATTGGTCACCCATCAGGATCTATTCCTAATTTTATTTTATTAAATAATAAAGGATTACCACACATGTACCTTGTACAGTGCAATCTTCCTTGTTTGAAGAATTTAACAGTATGAATAATACCGTTATTTTTCTCCATTCTATTAAATAATTTAAAATAAGGATTTAGATATTCTATGACATTAATATTTGGATATAAGATACGACATAGCTTAACTGTTATGTTATATGTATTATTTTTCATATGTTAATGTATAGGATATGTTTGTGGAGGGGTTTACTTTCAAAGAAAGCATATACCTTTTCTCAGATGGCCTAATATGTTAGACTAGATGTTGTTATCTCTCTCTGATAACTTCGACTCTTTAAATGTAATAGATCAGAATCAAAAAATTACAATAAATTTTTCATGAAAATTTAATTCCGGGTAACAAATTAATTCTTGTTACGGT